CTGGTGGAAGATCCAAACTCGCGCTGTCTATCATCAGTTGCATGGGTTTTATACCATACCGCTAATGAGATAGCGTCAGACCGAGATTCCTCCTCCCAATACTTAAACTTACAGTATAGGAAGCGGACTAAACCCTGGTCTGAGATAGTCACCCTGCTCATGGGGAAACCATAAGAGGCAACTAACCTGAAGGCATCGGAACTGTGAAGTCCCGAATCATCCGGAAAGTCCGGAGGAACAACCTTTAGCGTCAGGCCGTTCTCCCGAAACAAGTTGGCAAACAACTCAAAAACGATCTGGCCATATACATACGTAGTGGGACCGAAGTACTTTATGTACATTCTTATAATCCCATTTAGCATTGTATACAACCAGGGCTCTAGAGCTGAATGTTTACTTGAAGTGGGCGCCTTAATGTAGAAAGGGCGCACATCTCGGCCGTGGTAGTAGTCACCACCACAGCTTTCTCTGAAGCCAGGACCCGGTTCAATGAAAGTTTTCTTCTCATTTACTAGGAGACCTAATGTATTGCACACCGAAATAAACATCGGGGCAGTACGAGTGGGCATTATGCAGTCATCACCGAAAACAGAAACACTTCTGCGCTCCCCCATAGTGGGGATATAGCGATTTAATGTCTTCAACGGCGAATTTCTATGGGAATTGGTATATGTATACCGCATCTCACAGGCAACCGCAAGGCTCCAGAACACAAGCGTCTCCACCGGAAAGGTGGTAGCGTTTCCCATAGTAGAGAAAGCCTCTAATTTTACCGATTCCCCTCCAATATTCATTGAAGGACAACGGACAGAGGACAAACCCCAGAACCACTTAGGAGGAAGTAGTTCCCTAAGTAGTTCGATACTGATAGAATCGGATGCTGCCGAAAAGTCGACAGTGGCAACCTTGCCACTAACGCTCCCTCGGAATGCAAGGATCTTATGCAGTACTGGTAAGCTTGTTACGTCTAAGCCTACACGCGCCAGGCGTTTGTACATGACAGTCATCCAACCCTGTTGTAAATACATATTACAGGTAGGTTCGACAGCGATCATGCGTCTGGTTTGTGCATTCTTTGGGACGGTAGTAGCTCGTGATTCATCAACGATGAAGAATGTCGGGACCCCCTTAGGGACAATCGCAAGAAGCGATTCTTCGAGAAAATTATCGAAGCGAAGACACGCAGTCATCATCTTTGAGACACACAGTGTGCTAGTCATCGGGAATTGAAACTTGCGCTTTATCGAGGTGTCTGAGAAAGGAACACCTAGTGAGACACCGCCACTGTGGCGGGCTGCAACGCAAATTTCAACAGGTTCAACGTCTGCTAGAACCCAGGCACAAATTGCCCGGGCTCTACGAAGTATGTAGCCAATATCTGTAGAATCATTAATACCTGCTCGCCTGTTAAAAGCGATGAGATTATTAACGTCACGCAGACGGTGGTTAATATCGAGAAATTTACTGAAGGCTTCTTTTTCAAGGGCCTCCGAGTTCTCCTCGACTTCGAACTTTTTAAGGGTTGCATCAAATTGAGCCTTCCTAAAGACATCTGTGTATCGTTCCTCCGACTGCACTGACTGTCGGAGAGCCAAATCACTATTAATTGCGCTTGCAATCTTGGTCGCGATCACAAGCGGCGTAAAGAACGTAAGTCGCTTTCCCTGCGCCTTAGCACGAGCCCGACGGAGGAGGGGTTTATTCTCTTTCATCGGCAAACCTGTAACTATCTAGGCCTCCACGAATTGAGGCATCCTGCCGGGTATACTCTTCTTCTTCGAAGAGCAATTGCTCGGCTGAATCGTCAATCATGAAGATTCCTAGCATACAGTCGGGGCTATGCATCAGATTAAGAATACTGATGCCCAGCTTATCGACCAATGTTACAAGTTGGTGTTCAGGAAAACAGGTACAGCTACGACGTAGGCTTTTCATTCGGTGATCTCCAGTTATGAAACAAGTTGTTATTACGTGGTCGAACCAGTAGTCCAGAAGGTTGTAAAATCGGCATCATTGATCATGCACGACCCAATAGAAAGCATTTCTGTTTTCTGTGCGTCGGAAGTCTCAGGATGAACGATCAGTTCAACATTCAACTGATTTACATGGTACTCACCGCCTGCCAACAAAATTGGCACTTGGTAGTTGCAACGATGCCGCATCGGGGTATAACCCCCTGGTGATGAAGCATTAGGCGTTGCGGGTTTAACGGTCACGTTAATAAGTTTGCGGACTATGAAAGCCGCAGCATCATTAATTAACAACTTCAGATTGGAGAGGTCGTTCCCTAAAGAAATAAGGGTTCGAGCCGTACCACCTGCAGGTGCGAACGTCGCTCCAACGGGAATGGAGCCATTTACTAAAGACATGATAGTCTCCTTTGCTATAGCTAACGTAACAGTCCTATCGCTAGGGCTGCCAGATCAGCGGTTTTAGTTATGCTATTGACGAGACCTTCTAAGTTAAAAGAAGGGATCACGTTTCCTAGCGTTGGATTCCAATTAGACCTGGTGTACTTTTCTGTTTGATACAGATCGGTATCAGGAACAATTGTAATAGTCCAAGCGGAGTTGGTTTGAGCGAAAAGTGAATATCGTTCAACCATTTTCTCTGTTATCGAGATACATCCGCTGCCGATACTAATTGAG